TAATTCCTGCTCAGACAGCGGGCGCAGGGCTTTGCTGATGGCACGCATGGCCCGTACATCCTGTTCGCAGTACTGGACCATCTCGGCCATCAGGGCGGCGTCCTCGCGGAACTGGCCGTTGGCCTGTGGGATGGACAGCAGCCGGATCAGTTGGCTGCCCCGGTGGTCCTTACGCATGTCAGCGCCAGCGAAGCGCCCCACGTCCTCAAGGCTGCCAGGGGCGCAGTTGGCGCGGGCCTGCGCTGCGGTGCAGTACCAGCTTGTGAGCGATGGCGTAGGTACGCCAAAGTCAGGGCACAAAACGTACTCGGTGATCAGGCGGTCAAAACCTGCGTTGTGCGCCCGTAGCTGACCACACGACGCAAAGTGATCGGCCACACGTTGCGGAAACGGTTGGCCGGGCGTCCATGTCGCCACTTCTTCGTCGTCAAACGCATACGACAAGCAAAGTATTTCTGTCGATGCGTCTCGACTGTAGTTATAAGCCCCGCGTGCCTTTAAATCGCAGCGGCTACGTGTCTCAAAGTCAAGCCAGAGCGCGGTCATTTTGACAATCGGTAGGTAAAGCAATGTTTACCAGGAAGATTTACTGGTACTAACACTCCCGCAGCCAATTTGTGACGCAGCCGTTCCACAAAAGGCTTGTATTCGCCTTTGTACTTGGTTCTAAGCGCGCGCGAATGGTAAGTTTTTTGCGTTTCTGGATCAAAAAAACCCTTATCTGCCGCTGATACACCAACGTAATTAAAATTACTTGCTTTGTAAATCACCCCAGTGTGACCATGCGCGGGGTCAGCGTAGCTCACAATAATTTTTAAGTCTTTTGCGTTTTTCTTAATCCATTTAATGGTGAGCGCCACGACTCGACTTTCGCTGTATTTTGGCGCGCCGTCTACAAGCACTAAGCGCCGCAACTCCACCACCTCGGTTTCTAACGTACCAAAACGTTTCCACGCGGTAGTAGACATAGCCCCGTAAAGTACAGCACCAACCAACACACCACTATGTTTTACGCTAAAACATTGACGTATCTTCACGCCGTTTACAGACCTAGAATAATGATTGGACTCGATAAAAGCCTTGACATCTGTTAACGAGCAGGGCTCTACGACCAGTTCTTTTGGTTTCATGCTGTCTCCTTTTCCAATGCCCCCTGTCACGGGGCATCAGAAAAGGTTACGCTGCGCGGCGGCGACGGCCAGCGGGCGCAGGTGCCTCGGCCTCTACTTCTGGCGCGGCTTCAGCAGCGCCATCCATGCTGGCCCACTCAACCACTTCAAACACCGGGGTGTAGATGCGGCCATAGGACTTGTGGACGTAGTGGTCCTTCTTCAGACGCACGATTGCCACAGGCTTGGACTGGTCCTTCTCCACTTGCGTGGCGATGGCGACGCCCAGCGCCTGCACGGCCTTCTTACCGCCCACTGACGTGGTGGTGAAGCGTGCTTCCATGTCCTTGTCCTCACCATTGAGGCACTTCAAAGACATGCCGATCTGAGTCTCCCAGCCGCGCTTGGCACCGGGAGGCGCTGCGTCAAGCTCGGGCAGGGGGTGCTGCACACCGGTCATTTTCTCGCCAAGCACTTCACCGTCGCCCCAAGCAATAAAGCCGTGGACAAACGAGAAAGGATTGACGGCCCAGGTAGAGTCGTCTTCGACTTCAGTCTGGTCAGCACCAAACACCCAGTGGCCGGTCTTGTCCATTTTCAGGATGACGACGCCCGATGTGCCTGCGCCTTGTTCAAGAGCGCGGAGCGATGTAGCCAAAGAAGAAACTGCTGGCAGATTTGCCGAAGAAAAGGTAGCGAGATTTGACATGATTGTCCTTTACTGAAGTTTAGAAAGAGCAGCAGAAAGTTGCTGCCCGATTTGCAACACTGATGGGCGAGGATCATCCTCGCTTGCCAGTGTTGTACCTGACGACTCGGACTTCACCAAGCCTTCTGGCAGGTCGCTAAAGCGCTTCTTGAGCGCCTTCTCGGCCTGTGCAGGGGACATGACGGAAGTCTCGACTACGACAGATTCTTTGAGGCCCATGTCGAGCAGCGCCTGCTTGGCCTTGCTCTCATCGGTCCATTTACGTCTTGCTTGCTTGTTTACAAGTTTATACCCTGGCACAGGCAAATCCTTCTCAAGCAACTGGAGCGCCAGACCACGCAGGTCTTTGATCCAGTCTTCCAAGAGGTCTGCATTCTTCAGGTAACGGCCCAGCGTGTCAACATCTATTTCTTTCAGTTGCACCAGCAGGGCGCGGTCCACAGCGCCGGTCATCTTAGGGCACACCGGCTTGGCTGCACACCAGCGGCAGTGCTCACCAGCGGCCAGCTTGGCGTCGGGCTGCTGCGCCTGCTTGACAGCCTGCACCAGCGTCTGCTCAAACTCTTTGATGCGCTCGGGTGTTGTCACCCAGCGCCGGATCACGGGCGGCTGCACAATGACGCACTCAACCTCGGTCACGCCATCAAACGCCCACTTGAGCGCATCGGTACGCATGGCGGCTGCTGCGTAGAACATCAACTGTTCGTTTTCTTCGGCTGTCACGACCACGCCAGAGCCGAACTTCCAGTCCAGCACAATGGCGCGGTTGCCAATGCGGCCCACAAAGTCGGTCGAGCCGAACACGCCCGGCAGCAGATCGCCGAAGGAGACCCGTGTCTCGACCTCGTAGTCCATCTTCTGCTCGGGGTCGATCTCATCAAGCGCAGCCAGTGCAGGCACCAGCTTGTCGTCGATCAACTCTTGCGTGAGCGTCTGGTCTTCGTGCTTCCAACCAAGGTATGACTCTAGGGGTTGAAGCGTTGCCAAGTGATCGGCAATCGTGTCGTGCAAGAGTGTGCCCTCGTCAGCGTAGGAGCTGGAGGGCTTGGGCGGCATTTTCTGCACCAGCGCCACACTACCAGGGCAGTTGATGACGCGCTTGGCGGTGCTACCGCCGACGATGTTACTGTGCTGCATTGTCTCGTCCAATCAAATCCCATAACTGCGGCGATAACCTGTAGCCTTTAGCCACGGCATAAACTCTCAAGTCTGCCCGCTCCATCTCATACCGAGCTTTTTTAATCACAGGCAGCATTGCTGACATTGCACTCCAATCATGCGCGTATATAGTCTGCCGCAAAAGAAAGCGCTGCGCTTCAAAGTGCGCCTTAGCTAAGGCTAATTGAATGCCAAGTTTTTCTTCTATTTCCATACAGTTAGGTTTTCCATCGTCCACGACAATGTTTGCTGCGGGTTCCCATTCCATTTGACTCCCCTTAGTTGTATTGTTATTCGACATTTGCTGTCTCCTGAGTTAAGGCGATCAAGGCGTCGCGCAGTTGCTCGGCCTGCTCTTTGGTGAGGTGGGTAGATGTGTAAGCGCAGTGGCGCATGACGCTGATCCAAACGCCGCCTTCATATCGGCTGACGTTAATGTTGGCGTTATCAGCAGCGCCCTTGATTGAGTAGTCCATTTGACTGTCCTTTAGTTGATGAGGCGTTCAGTGTACCACACAAAAAATTTGTTGTGCAAATCTTTTTTTCATGTATTATCACGGCAAAGGAGCAAACGACATGAAGATTCAAACCGTAGCGCTAACGCTTAGTGAACTGCAAGAAGCCCTGCGCGAGTACTGCTTGCAGCGCGGGTACAACCCTAGCTGCGTGATCATCGGCAGCTATGACAAAACAATCACGGTCGAACTGGAGCCTAACGGCTTGGTGACTGCTGACGGGTTTGCTCACCGTGCTTGAGAAACAAGTCGAAGCCTACCTTGTCAAGCGCGTCAAAGACGTGGGCGGGCGGGCGTACAAGTTCACCAGCCCCGCGCATCGCGGCGTGGCCGACCGGATCGTGTGCCTGCCCAACGGCCAGACATGGTTCGTTGAGGTCAAGACCGAGGGCGGCAGGCTGTCCGAGTTGCAGAAAGTCTTCATGTCGGACATGGCGTTGATGAACCAAAGGTATGTGTGTCTGTGGAACAAAGATCAAATCGATGGGTGGCTTATGGAATACACGCAATGATCCACTATCACGGATTACCCATTACGCCGCAGACTAGCGCCGTTAGCGCGGTGGGCGGCGGGCACGCATTTGTATCGTTTGCGCACCCAGGTCAATTAGGCGTTGCGGTAGAAATTTGTCAATCATTTGCAATTGATAACGGCGCGTTTCCGGCGTGGAAAAACGGTCGCCCTATTCAAGATTGGCAACCGTTTTATGATTGGGCGCATGATTGTCGGCTTACTCCTAATTGCGACTTTGCCGTAATTCCAGACGTGATTGACGGCGATGAAGCGGCTAACGATGCGTTGTTAGATGAGTGGCCTTTAGGCGCTGTGTTTGGCGCGCCAGTCTGGCACATGCACGAGTCATTGGATCGGCTTGAGCGTTTGGCAACCGTCTACCCTCGCGTGTGTCTTGGCAGTAGCGGCCAATATGCGACTGTTGGAAACGCTGAATGGTGGGCACGCATTGATCAAACAATGCGAGTTGTGTGTGATTCAAAAGGCCGACCACTGGTTAAACTGCACGGCCTTCGAATGTTAAACCCAAAAGTGTTTACGCGATTGCCATTCACTAGTGCCGATTCCACCAACATCGCGCGCAACGTCAACATTGACAAACATTGGGCAAAAGGTAATTACCTTCCACCTACTAAAGAAGCCCGAGCGCAGGTTATGCGTCAGCGCATTGAAGCATTTAATTCATCCGCAACATACGCTTTTAAGGAATTGACATGAATATTTCCCTTGCAATCGCTGCCTACGCTGCTGCCATGACGCTTGCAAATCTTAGTGTGGCAACTTTTGGCCCCGCAATAAGCCCGATCAACTCATTCTTTTTGATTGGTTTGGACCTGGCCCTGCGCGACTGGCTACACGTTCGACTGCGCGTTTGGCAGATGGGCGCGCTTATAGCAGTAACTGGCGCGTTGACGTACATTCTTAACCCTGCCGCAGGCCAGATTGCCATCGCGTCGGCGTGTGCGTTTACCGCAGCAGCGCTTGTGGATTGGGGCACGTTTGCGCGGTTACGTGGATCATGGATGCTTCGCGCCAACGGCTCCAACGTGGCTGGAGCCGCAGTGGACTCACTACTGTTCCCAACCATCGCGTTTGGCGCGTTGATGCCGCACATTGTCGCTATGCAATTTGTAGCCAAAATTGCTGGCGGCGCTTTATGGGCATGGCTGCTTAACCGCAAAACGACATGAAATTACGTGACTACCAAGAGACAGCGGCTGACTTCCTGTTCGAGCACGACCGCGCCATGATCTTGGCCCCGGTGGGTGCTGGCAAGACAGCCATCACGCTGACGGCCATGCAAGCCATTATCAAAGACGGCTACGCCATGCGCTTCCTCGTACTGGCCCCCAAGCGCGTCTGCACCGACGTGTGGCCGGTCGAGGCACCGAAGTGGGCACCCGGCTGCACGCTGGCCGTGGCCGTGGGCACGCCAGCGCAGCGCAAGGCGGCGCTCTACAGCGGCGCTCAGATCATCGTCACCAACTACGACAACATTCAATGGTTGGCCGAGCAGCGCTTGGCGCACATCAACGCGATTGTGTTTGACGAGCTGACCAAGCTCAAGAACCCGTCAGGCGCACGCTTTAAGGCGCTGAACAAAGTCATCGGCGAGGTCGGTATTCGTTGGGGCTTGACCGGCTCGTTCACCAGCAACGGCTTGGAAGACGTGTTCGGTCAGTGCAAGATCGTAGACCAGTCGCTGCTGGGCCGGGCCAAGGG